GCGGTAAGGGGCCCCGCGTTCCCTCGGTTGGAGCGGCCACTCTTGTGGTCTGCGCTGTCCTCGAACTCCCCACCAATCCAGAGCAGGCCGCCAACGATTCCGGCGTCGCCCGCGCAGACCTCGGCAGCCTCGGCACGGTGGGCATGATTCACCCCCAGGAGGTCGCACAGATCGTCGAACGACAGGGCCTGCTCGATCATGGCTGAGTTTCCGATAAGCCAGGCACCGCTCTCCTCCATGGCTTGTCTCGCAGCTCTGGTGCGATCCAGATATGCCGCTCGCTCGCGCTCAAGCGCCTGCTCGGTGAACGGCATGCCCTTGAGGAGCCTCCGACACATCTGGCGATACTCGGCGAAGCTGGTGTTGCGATCGGCGCACACCGCGCGGACGAACATCCGGAGGGCCGCCAAACGGACGCGCAGGTTACGGCGACTGTCGGCGTAGATATCGATCAGCCTGTGCAACGTTGCGCCCTTCATGACCGGCTCTCCTTGTTCGTGTCGCAGATCCGCAGGTCGACGCCGCAGGCCTGGACCAGTTCGGTCAACTCGCCGAGCTTGGTGTTGGGGTTCTGCATCGCCTGGCCCAGGCGGACCAACTGCTGGCCGAGGGTGGCGAGCGGGGTAGGGCGATACCCTGGTGGTGGTGGAATATCGGAGCCTCTCATCACTGGCATACCTCCCAGATGAACAGGGTCTTGAACGGCTGGAGTGCGGCGCCGGCGGCAACAGTGGCCAGGCCAAACAGCGCGACGAGTGCGATGGCGGCCAGAGCCTTGCGCATGGTCATCGCTCACCTCCAGGCGCTGGGGCTGCGGCAAGGAGTCCGCGATAGACACATGCCAGGAAGTCGCGAACCGCACCCCGATCCGGGAAGTAGTACTCGGTATCCTCAACGAGATAGCCGTCCATTCCGTCCTCGCTGTCGCGGCGCGCGTCCAGCATTTCCGGGGTCGGCTCAAGCGGTACCAGCTTCCACCCCGACGGCACGTTGTGCTGACCCAGGGCGGTCTTCAGTTGATCCTCCAAGCGCTTGGCATAGCCGCGAATGCCTTGCACGGTCCAGCCACCATCGATGGCGTCTTGCGGCAGCCCTTCGCAGATGCGTTCGAACTGGCGCAGGAGCTCGACTTCGGCCAGGGCAGCATCTCGCTCTTTTTCGCAGCGCCCCCAGCCGTTCGTTGCGCTACCGAGCTTGAAGATCAGCTCGGTATTGCGCTCTCGCTGAGATTGAAGCTCCGCCTTCAGCGCCCCGACCTCGGCCAGGGCGACGTCGTGTTCTTCCAGCAGCTTTGCGCGCTCGGCGATGTACGCCATGACATCGGAACGAGATCTCCCGGCGGCTTCTTGCCAGTCTGCGACTTCCGCCTGCAGGCGCCTCAGCTCATTGACCACCACCTCGACGGCTTCAATCACTGGCACGCCGACATAGCCGTCCTCGATTTCCGCGCGATCAAGCCAGCGCACCAGAGTTTGGAGGCTTTCGGCCAGTTTGCTGTCGCCCGATCCCGGCGCGGGGTGGGGTCGCTCGCCGGCATTACCCGGTCCGGAAACAGGTTCACCGCCAGGATTGCCAGGCTCCGAACTCGCTCCAGCGCCACTCAATGCCGCCAGTGCGATCTGTCGCATGTTCGCCGCCGGCATGTTGTCCTGCTCGGGACAGGGGAACTCGGCGATGGTGCGGAGCGCCAGGTGTGCGTCCCCGTCAGCAAAGTGCGAGATAACCGCGCCTGCGCGCCCGATTGCTATGGGCATTCCATTCCGCAGGTATGGGCGTACCGAGTCGATATGCATGCCCATGCCTGAGCGGAGAACGATGGTGATGGGGCTCATGATCAGCGGCCTCCGACGGCGGTGGTCAACGCATCGAGGAGCGCCTGCTTTCGGCGCTGGCCATGCAGGTACTCGCGCAGGGCAACGACGATCAAGGAGTTCATGCTGCGCGAGTCTCGCTTGGCTTCGGCTTCCACCTCGGCCCTCAGTCCGTCCGGCAGTCGGACAACGAACTTGTCCATATCCCGGCTGGTGCTGGCCGACAGTTCGGTTACAACGGTTGCTCGTTTCATAGTTTCTCCAGGGCGAGCAAGGGCCCGCCGACATTTGTGGCTTTGCCAAAGTCGGGTGGGTTATGGGGAGGCTGTTACTGCAAGGTCTCGCCGTGCAGGCATTGCAACAGCGCTTCGAACCTGTCGACGTACAGGTGCACGGCGACCTCGCGCTGGTTGTTCGGGTTGGAGAGGTTCTTGCCGAAGGCCAGCCCTTTCTCAGTCAGCGCCCAGAACTCCCTCGTGCCGTTGCCCTTGCTGCTTGGGCGGCTTAGGCGCTCAACCAGCCCAGCCGCCTCCATGAGCTTGTAGACCTGGCGCGCGGATGCCTGGACTTCATGTGAGCGCAGCAGGTCGGAGAGGGCTGCGGTTACGTGGCTGGTGCCGTCCTGGTCAGGGCTATCCACCGTGTAGGCCGGGAGCAGATCGGCATGACCGACCTTCGCGCCGAGCCGCTGGTACATGCCGAGCGTTGCCGAGGGTGCGAGGTTCAGCGTGCGGCTCATCGACTCGATGATCTGGCATGCATCGGTGGTGAGGGCTGGCGCTTGCTGATGGCCGATGGAGTAGCTGCCGGTGCGGCGGATGCTGGGCAGCACATCGTGGGTCACCCAGCGCTTGAACGGCTTGGCCTCGGGCTTGTTGCTGCCGATGATGGACGAGTACAGCCCGGACTCGTTAATGGTGGTTACACCACGACCACCCGAGGCAGTACCCAAACCGGCGATTTGCCGGTTTGACTTTTCGTCCTCATCCAGACGCTTGGTCATCTCATAAGCGTCGGAATAGCCCAGGATCTCGGCTACCTCCATCGCGATGAACCAAGGCTCGCCGTTCTCGTCGACGAGCACCTGGAGGCGCTTGCTGTTGAAGTCGTATGGAATCAGGTTCATTTCGTTCTCCTTACTCTCGGTCGCGCATGCCAGGGGCCGTACGCGTGATCACGTCGAAGATCGATACGCCGGGCTGGCGCGGGTATGGCGTGGTGCTTGGTTGCTCCGGGTTGGCCTCCTGCCGCTCGTGCGCCTTGGCCCGCTCGAGCTCACTCTCGAGTAGATCGCGGACCACCTTCATCACGACAGGGGCGTCAACGGCGCTGACGTGAAGCTCGCCATAGCTGGTCGCGATGGTGAAGCCGCGAGCCATGTCGGGAACCTGCTTGGCTAGGGCGTATTCGATTTCGAGCTTGTCCATGACGATCTCCTTATGCGGTCAGCCAGGTTTCAGCCCGGCGCGCAGCCACTCGAAACTCAATCCGACGCTCCCCACCCCGACGGCTGCGCATCATGTGGTCGTCGTTGAGCAGTGGCTGACCGGCGACGAGGAAGGCGAGGGCGATCACGGCGGGCGAGATAAGCCCGCGGCGCATGGCTTCAGCCACCAGGGCGGCACGGCGGGTGACGCCGAGTTTGGTGGTCGCTGCCAGAACGCGCTTACCCACCGTGCCCGGCTGCATGCCCAGGTCGCGGGCTAGCTCCTTGCTGGTGCGACCCGCAGCGATGCCCAAGACGCACTGAAGCTCACGCAGGGACAGGCCCTTGCCGAGGAAGCCGGTGAAACCGTGTGCGGTGATGCTGGCGGTGGTCATGCAGTCTCTCCATGTTGACCGGATCGATGGCTTGCGGTCTGTTGCTGTGCGTTTCCTAGGCGATTATTAGGTTTGCCTTTTTTGCTGTCAATAGGATTGCCTAATAATTGCGAGCAGCCATAAGAAAGCCCGCACTAGGCGGGCTTAAGAACTGGTGGGTCAGCGGCTGGAGGGTGCCACGAGATCTTCTAGAAGGCGTAGACCAGGCGACTCGGATGATTCTTATGACTGGGTGTCATAGGAGATGGCGGTCGCCTTTAGCGCTTCAGCGTGAGCGAAAATGTCATCCAAGGACTCAATAGGGTGACGGGTTTCGTTTTTTTCGGAATCGAAAGTTCCGATGTACTTTTGTGATCTGTTGAAGTGAAGACGAGCGATGGGCTTACGGTTGTTGTCATCCAATAGGATACCGAAGTAGCTCTGAGTGTCGCGGGCAGCGATGCGCTTTACGTCAACCACGGATCGAACAATGGCTTTGACTATAGTGTAGCCTTCGATCTCTTCGGCCGTTGTCACCACCCGGTCCTTTTCCTCTTCTTCACCGTGAGAAGATGGTGTCGACTGTTCTGCTTGCGGCTGAGCCACGAGGACGGGTTGTGAGTTTCCGGTAATTGCGGATTTGAGGCGCTCATTTATTTGATCGCTTAAGAATTGCGAGGCTGCCTTTCTAGTAAGCTGGGTGAACTGATCGCGCACCTTCTGAGTAATGATCCCTTCGTACACTCGAGAGGCGAACAGTCGAACAAAGTCCTCATCTGGCTGGCTGAACTGAGAGGCTAGTGCGCGCTTGATTTGCCCAACGTACTTTAGTTCGCCAGCAGCGTTGATGATTGACTCAACGTCAAATGCTGATTTCGTAAGTTTCTGGAGCTCCGGAATAGCATGGTCGTCTATATCCAGAAGGTCTAGCTCAAGGAATGGCTTCTCATCCATCTTGTTAGGTGCATCCAGGTCAGTGAAGAACTTGTAGACCTGGCCATTTGTCAGAATGGATATTCTAGCATTTGTAACGTGGAAGTAACGAAATAGTTGGCTGGCATGATTAATATTTAAGGGTTCGCCGACCTTCTTGCTCTCTATGAGTATCTGGATCTCTCCCTCCTTGAGAATTGCATAGTCGACCTTCTCTCCCTTCTTAGTTCCTATATCCGAAGTGAACTCCGGAACAACCTCCAAAGGGTTGAAAACATCGTATCCCAAGACTGACTGTATGAAGGGCATGACAAATGCAGTCTTTGTTGCCTCTTCAGTCTGGATGGCAGATTTCTGCTGGCGAATCTTGGCGGCCAGGCTGGCCAGTTTCTCTTCGAACTCCATGACTCCCTCCCCGGGGTCCCTTTAAAACAACTGATGGCCAGGTATCTGGCCGCCCTTCCTAAAAGTTGTCAGCCCACCAAATGGTCTTCCCTACAAGACGCCAGCGGGAAGCTTGTAGTCAATCACGCGGCCAATGATTCGAACCGTGTCGCTTACCTCAAGGGTGCGATATATTGGATTAAGAGGTTTTAGATATTCGAACCCTGCATCCCTCACATATTGCTTCACAGTTGTATCGCGCTTTTTCCCCGGCTCGTAGCAAACTGCTACGTAGTATTTTCCACTGATCAGGTCGAATCCTTCTGGCTGTACTAGTATTCGACTTCCTTGGGGGAATAGCGGCGTCATTGAGTCGCCATTAACTACCAGCCAATATCCATGGGGTCCGGCCTTTTCCTCTGACTCCAACCAATCATCTGCATCGCCTGGCTGAAAATTGTCCGGACTTTCTGCCCAGTCGCCAGCCCTGACCCAACTGATCACTGGATATTTATTCCTCTTTCTTGGAGGCGTAGCCACCGAGATCACGTTGGCGTGCTCGTTCAGCGAGCCACCCGCTTGCTCAGGACTGTCCCTGCTTATAGCTCCATGCTCTCGCATGGGGCCTTTTCCAGTTGCAAGCCACAGCGGGCTAACTTTCAGAAACGCTGCAGCATTGAGGAGATTCTCCCCTTCGATGCTTTTTGTCTTTCCGGAGATCCAGTCATTTACTGAGGGCGCTGTGATATGGCAAGCGCGTGCAAGAGCCGCTTGCGTAACCCTCGGTGGGCCTGCCATCGCACGTTTAAGTCGTTCTTGAAGTGTCTGCATTAGGGGAGCCTATCACTAGGTTTATAAGGTATTCCTATTGACCGTATTGGAAGGAGTGCCTAATATCCGGGCGTCGGACTAGCAGAGATACCCCAATGACACCCAGCGAGATCATTGATGCCCTCGGCGGGACAACCCGTGTGGCAGAGCTGTGCGAGGTGAGGCCTCCGTCGGTAAGCGACTGGCGAAAGCACGGCATCCCCCGCGCTCGACTGATGTTCCTTCGAATCGCTAAACCTGAAGTGTTCGCAAAACTGGAGGCCAAGGTAAAAGGCCAAGAAAGGCAGGTCGGCAGCAGAGTTGCCTGATCTGGCCAATCAACTGGCACCTGACAGGGAGGAAGCTATTCATGTTCAAGACATACCTCGACGCTACTTATTGCAGCGCTCCGACTGTGAACGCTCATCGGGCAATAGGGGGGCTCGATCGGGCCACAAGCTCCGCCGACCTTGAACCCATTCTGCCGTCCGGTTCCCACATCCGGCAGTGCGCTGATGCTGCTGTGCAGGCATCCAGTGCCGAGGTGGCACCGTGACTTTCCTTTCGAAGATGGCTCGCTTCCTCGGGCTGGATGTTCAGCGTGATCTGAGCGTTGACCTTGGAATGAATTTGCTGCTGGCGGATGACCTGGAGCGGAATGCTCAGATCATGTTGCAGCAGGCTACCGAGCTCCGCCGTGCCATCCGGCCTTCGATCGTTCTTGAGCTTCGCGAGGATGGCCTCGTCGTCATTTCTGGCTGGATGGGCGGAAGGCACGATTCGACCTACCGCCCGATGCCACTTGATGAAGCGATTGGGGAGATCAGTTCTCTGGCCCAGGAGCTTCAACAACAACCTCACCTTTCGAGTTCCGATGAACATGCTCGCTGAACTCGATATTCACCATCGTCTGGCCTCGCCACTTGACGCGGTAGAAGGTCAGGCCGCTGAAGCCTACGCGGGTGTCTTTGGGCAGCGCGTTAAGCGTGTCTAGGAGGGACTGTAAATCGATGGTCGGGATTCTTTCTTCAGCAGCATCAGTCATGCCAGGCCTCCGTGGCCGTTCTGTGTGGAATCAAAACGATAGCACGGAGTGTCCTGGCGCCACTTTGCGGCCTGGCTGACTTTTCGCAGGGCCACAAAAAACCCCACCTGGTCGGGTGGGGTTCAGTTGGTAGTCGTTCGCAGCGACTGCCTGAATATCAATTTGCCTTGAAGAGGGCGAAATCATCATGCAACAGAAAACCCAAAACGCGCAACCCCCGCGCTCTGCTCATCAACTCGCATCAGACCTGCTGGATGGCCTCGAAGCCGCTGTTGAGACCGTCAAGGGGCTGCGCGCCATCCTTGCACTGGTCCGTAGAGATGAGCAGTGCAGCAGTTACCTCAAGGATATCTGCACGATAGGACTCGGTCAGGCCGAGTTCGTCGGCGGGAACCTTGAGGATGATATGAGACAGGCCGACGCAGAATTGTTCGAACTGGAGCGTGTCGCGACCCAATCCGGAAATCCTGAAAGCGTGTCGCGACACGAAGGCGGTGCGGCATGAGCGCGCTCGAATTGAAAGTGTCCCCGCTTTCGCCGGTGGAGTTCTTCCAAGTGCTTCCCTCGCTCTCTGTCGAAGCCGCGCTTAAGCAGGCCAGCAGCATCAATCACAGCGTTTCAGATCTGCTTGAGGCATGCACCGAGCGCGCAGAACCGATGAATCTGGCTGCCCTTGAGTTCTGCTCTCGCCTGGCTGGCGAACTGGTCGATGCCGCGCTGGACGCCCTGCGTAAGGAGGTCTGCCAATGAACCTGTCGACGCTGCTCAGCAGTCTGTGCTCCCGGGTCCCGGGCGAAGACCTGACCGATAAACAGATTCTCTCCATCAAGTCGGATCTGGGGTCGGCTCGGAATGCTGCTCAGAACATGGCGCTTGGTGTCGCCGCAGTCGGGAATCTGCTGGCGAACGTTGGCGCTGAAGGCGAAGTAGGCCAGGAAACCTCAGAGCGTCTCGGCTGGTTTCTGGAGGAGATCGTGGGGGCCATCTTCATGTTGGTGGAGCTCGAGCAGGTCTGCACGGATCGCATCAACCGGCAGAAGGAGGCTCAGCAATGAGGGCCACTCTGGGTATCAGCTTCCGGGCGACTGCGCCGGTTGATCTTTCGAAGGGAGATCAGAAAGCGAATGTCCTGTGCGTGATGGATGACATTGATGCCGACCTCGCATTGGACAGCGCAGTCGACCTGCTTGACGCGATTCAGGGCGGGCTCCTCGACATCCTCGACGAGCCGAGCGTTAGTCGTCGCGTAGTCCTACTTCTTCATGCGGCCGAGACAGCCACTGCCCTGGTCCGTTCTGCCCTGGAGGGTGGGGAGGTGGCCAATGACTAGGCGCATTGGAGCGAAAGCACTCGGTGACCAGCTCTACAGCTATATCGGCGCCATCCAGGACTTGGCTACCGCAGTTCGCGAAGACTTGGCTTTCCAAGGTTGCGAGCCGGGCCCGCGCCTGACCGCCGACCAGGTGGATGCGATCCATCTGTCGATTATCACCATCGCCAGGTTGGCTGGCGAAGACTTGATCCAACTGCTGACCGAGCTAGAGGTGCCGGCATGACTGGCCTGACCTCAATTGGCGGCCAGGCCGCCACCATGACCAGCCGGGAGATCGCGGATCTTGTTGGGTCGCGTCACGACAATGTACGCGTGACCATTGAGCGACTGGCCGAGCGCGGGGTGATTGCTTTACCTGCAATGCAGGAAAAGCCCACTGCTGGCCGCCCCGCTCAGGAGTACGTCTTCACCGGCGACCAGGGCAAGCGCGACAGCATCATCGTCGTCGCCCAGCTCTGCCCGGAGTTCACCGCCCAGTTGGTGGACCGCTGGCAGGAACTGGAACAGCAGGCTTCCCGGCCACTGACCGCCGCCGAGCAACTACTGGCCAGCGTGCAACTCACCGTCGATCTGGAGCGGCGACAGCGGCAGACCGAGCAGCAGGTGGCAGCGCTGACCGAAACCGTCGGCGATATGGACCGATCGCACCCGCTGCTCGACTCGATCCCCAACGGCATGGAGAGCATCACCGCTATCCGTCAGCGGATCGGAAAGCAGTACGGCCTACCGCCCAGGGTGATCGACGCGGTGGTGCGTGAAATGCCGCACAGCCCGCGCCCCTTCGCCATGGTGCGCAGCAAGCACGAGGAACTGAACGCGCGGCCCTTCGCGGTCTGGGCTAAGGCCGAGATCAGCAGGGTATTCGAGCGCTTCGCGCGCGGCTGCACCTTCGTGACCCAACACCGAGCCACGCACCCGGACTTCGGCGCCGGCCGGGAGCGCTTCCAGATGCGCGGCACCCCTTCGCAGGAGATCGGCGAATGACCTCACAACCAAAACCGGGTCGGATCATCACTGGCCCCAACGGCCGCCCGGTGATCGCTGGGCCCTGGCCGTCCTACCGTCAATTCCGCGACCTGTGCGAAAGCGACCGGCTTCTGATGTACCGCCACGCGAAGCTGTGCAGGGCCTCCCTTGAGGTCCAGGGCTTCGAGATGGCTGAGGACTACGACGCTTTCGTGCGGCGCGTCACCGAGGAGCTCGACATATGAGCGTTCAGGCCATGACCTGGGCACTGGAGCAGCAGGTCGTTACCGATGCCGCCATGAGGCATGTGCTGTTGTGCTTGGCGAACTATGCCAACGAGGCGGGAAAGGGGGCGTTCCCTTCTATCGCCACGCTGAGCAGTGATACAGGGCTATCCGAGCGGACTGTCCAGTACAAGCTCCGGTCCCTCGAGGAGGCTGGTGTGATTCGCCGTGGAAACCAGGCAATCGCTGCCGCCTACATCTCGCACCGGGATCGCCTGCCGATGGTGTACGACCTCTCGATGGAACGGGGTGCAACGGTTGCACCGGGTGCAAATGACGACGTAACGGGGTGCAAACCA